GTGATGTAAATATTGTTTGTAGAAAATGTGGATGGAAAAAATCGATGAAAGTAAAAGGAATTACCGATTTTTTTTCCTAAGTTTAAATCATGAGTCCCTTGCATCGATGTATCGAAATAATTTTGCGTTGATGCAGCACCATAAATATAGTTTGAGTGAATTAGAAGATATGATACCGTGGGAAAGAGAGATATATTTAAATCTTTTGATAAACTATATTAAAGAAGAAGAAAAGCGTAGAAAAGACGCAATGAGGAGTTAATATGGAAGAAGAAATTAAAGCATCTGGACATCACCCTGCCGATACTAATGGAGATGGAAAGGTTTCAAAAGAAGAAGAAAAGATGTATCTTGAGTTTAAAAGAAAAGAACTAGAAGATGCTGATGCTCGCAGAGATGCAATGCGTCAAATGGCCTGGTTCTCTTTATTCGGTATGTTACTCTATCCATTCGCAGTAGTGATTGCAGTAGTTGCAGGATTGGATCAAGCATCAAAGATTCTGGGTGACATGGCGGCAACATACTTCGTTTCTGTCGCTGCAATTGTGGCCGCATTCTTTGCGGGCAACGCATATTCAGATAAGAAGAAGTAATAAATGGCAAGTCCTGATCTAAAAGCGGTAACAGAAAAACTTATCAGACAAAACCAAGAGGAATTGTCTGCTTCATTTAGCGCTGCAACCGACCAGTTGCAGTCAGCCGCAGCTAGACAGGCCCTTGTAGAAGTTGCTGATATTCTTGGACAACAAGAAGGTATATCTGTAAAAGAATTTAAAGAAACCAAAAAGAAGATAGACCTTCTTGATGCCGATTTGGCACAACTAGAGGGTGCTACTGACCAAGAAAAGAAAGCACTTCAAGAGATATTAAGAGCATCTCAAGAAAGTATCAAACAAAACACTACATTTAAAAAATCTATTGGTGATCTTGCAACAAAGACAGTAGAAGGTTCAATTAGTGGAATTGGTGGAGTTATTACAGGTGCATTGAGTGGCAGTCCACTATTAGCATTTGGTGCATCATTTGTTGGTGACAGAATTAAACAATTCAGAGAAACAAGTAAGGCAAATAAAGCAGAGGAAGAAGAGAGACAAAGAAGAATTGTAGAACAGAAAAAAATTGAAGAAGAAGAATTTTCTGTTTTAAGAACACAAATATCAAATGAAGAAGCAATCTCAAGAGCAAATATAACATCAGAAGAAGTAGCAGCACAAGCACTTGCAAGAGGTATTACTGAACAAGAAGTTATTGACGAACAGAAAAATGCTATCATTCGTCAGGCAAAAGCAGCAAAAGAAGCAGAAGACGCAAACAAGGCAAGAGAAGATGAAATTGAGTCCATTAGAAAAAGTTATGGACTTGATATGTCAGAATCTCCAGTATCTGTTCCACAACCAGAAACCTCAGTATCAGACGATAGAGAAAATATTACAGTACCATCTCCGTCCGAAAATACTCAAAGTTTATCTACCGATGAAACATCTACTCCAAGTGAAGTTTCTCAAATCACAGCAACTAAGTTGGATGAAGTAAAAGAGCAACTTGGCGAAAACAGTCCATATCTAGAAGAAGTAGTAAATCTTCTAAAATTCTTGCAGGACACTTCTGACAATCCATCTCCATTAGATTTGGAAAATCAAAGAGAAAATAATAGAGAAAGAAAACTTGAACAAGAGTTAGAGAAAACGCAAATCAAACTTCTTGAACAGATTGTAGAGAACACTGGAAACTTAGATGAAATCTCAGGTGAAGGTGGCGGACTTTTAGATGGTTTATTGGGTGGACTTGGTGGACTTGGTGGCGGACTATTAGGTGGCGGTGGTAGAGGTGGAATTAGAGGCGCAATCTCAAGAGCTGGTGGAACAGTAAGAGGTGGTCTAGGAAGAGTTGGTTCAGTAGCAAATAGAGCAAGCGGTGGTAGATTTGGTAGACTTGGTAATCTAATAAGGAATGCAGGATCTGGAATTACAGGAAGAGCAAGAAGTCTAGTCGGTGGTGGACTGAATGTCGCAAGAGGTGCATTGGGGGGAATTAAAAACATTGGATTGAATGCACTGAAACTTGGCGGCGGGGCAGTAGCAGGACTTGCTGCAACTGGAGCGGTGAAAACAGCAAGCGCTGCAAGTAATGTTGCGAGTAATGTAAAAAATACAATGACTTCGATGCCTGATAGAATAAAAGGTGTTGGTAGTGCAATACCCGACAAACTTCCAAAAACGCCAAGTATTTCAGTGCCCCCAAAAATGCCATCAGTAATGGATAAAATAACAGCACCAGCAAAAGGAGTTGGTGCGAAAATAAGTGGACTTGCATCTAAAGTAACTGGAAAGGGCGCCGCAAGTGTCGCCACAAAGGGCGCCGCAACAGCTGGTAAGGGACTTGGGAAATCTTTATTGAAAAAAATCCCTGGCGTTGGTTTAATTGCAGGATTGGGATTTGGTGCTCAAAGAGCATTTGGTGGAGACTTCTCTGGTGCAGGCCTAGAGGTACTTTCTGGACTTACTAGTATAATACCAGGCCTTGGTACTGCTGCGTCAACAGCGATTGATGCTGGACTCATGGCGAAGGATATGGGTGCATTTGATGGTGAAGAAGGTGCAATCGCACCAGAGATTTCTCCAGAAGATCAAAAAGCAGAACTTCAGTCAAAAATTGCAGAGGCAAAAGACAGAATTACCAGAAGTGAAGGTGGTGAAAATGTTTATTGGGGTAGAGATTCTAAAGGTAGAGAAGAAGATACAGCAGAAATAGAAAAACTACAAGCTGAATTGGACAAATTGAATATCACTCCAAAAGAAGAAAATGCATTTGCGAATCCATCTGCACAAGAAATGATGGATTTTGATTCTGGTGTTTCTGCACAACAATCATTCTCAAGTGATGTTCCTAACAAAAAATTAGAAGCGTCTAATATGATGGACAATGCTGCTATGGATAAATCTACAGCAGATGCGAAACAGGCCGCAAATATTATTAATGCACCACAACAAAACACTGTGAATAATGTAACTAATAATTCGACAATTATGCCTAAACAAAAACCAGAAGTAAGACATACTGATGGTGCTGTAAGAGATGCTAGATTATCACTAGTAGGTGCATGGTAGGAACCTTTCAGTCCCTACACATAACTCTTTTTGCTTCTTCGTATAAACCCTGCTGTACAAGAACGTGTGCGGCTCTTGCTCTTCCAATACGTTCAAAAGTTTCTAAAATTCTTTTAAACATCTTTTAAATCCAATTCCATTGCAATAGATTTTATCTGTGATCTTGCAATACCAATATCACTTAAATCTTTATCGGATAGTGAACTTAATTCTTTTATAGTTTCTTTTTGAAGTTTTCTCAATTTCATTCTTTTTTGTAAATCACGAATAAAATCTACAAATGGGGTAATGTTTAACCATTCTGATGCTGTTAATACTAATTGTGTCATCTAATTCTCCGTTAATTAACATACGGCAATATAGACATAAACATAACTGCAGCCACAATAGTAAGTGATACTGTAAGAACACTCAAACTCTTAATAATTTCTTCGACACTCATTTTATTCTCCTGTGTATGATATGTGTGAAATGTCAGTGATTCTGACATTAATATTTATTTCGCAAGTGCAGAAAATTGTCATATAATTTTCGCAATTTCGATATGCAATGTGAACATACCTAAGACAAAAAAAGGGCAAGGATTTCTCCCTGCCCTTTCCCCACACTCAGTTCTTTCTATGCGATAATAGATGGCGGTCGAGTGTGTTGTATACCTTCTATTACCTGTATGGACTTTGTGTCGTGTCTTACACTAACACTTCAGTGCCACCAACTGTCTAACTTTCATCCGCAAGACGTTCAAAGTAAGAGATTGAATCATCTTCCTCATCTTCATTATAAGACACAGACTTTGGTTCTGGCGCAGGCGCAGATTTAGTCTGAGTAGGTTCAGTGTAGTATGAAGAATTATCAGAAACAAAATCTGTTTCTACTGAAACAGCAGACTGTTGAAGTCCAAGAACACGATCAAGGCGTTCCTTGAGTTGTTCGTAAGACTTGAACTTCTCTTCACTTACAAACTCTTGCAATGAATATAGTTGGTTATAGATTGTTTCCAATTCCGAATCATCATCTGCAAGCGCTGCCTGTGAATCGAATTCAGACTTGTCATAGTTACCATAACCGTCAACAGTACGATACTTCAGTTTGAAGTTTGCACCATCCCAAAAATCAAATGGGTTGTAACGAGCTTCATCTTCGAAATGAGGATTCATTGCCTCGTTCAACTTGTCAAAGATTTTCTTACCGTATGAGTAAAGAAAAACTTTTCCTTCATTATCTGGGTTTGCAGGATCTTTTACAACATAAATGTTCGAAAGGAACTTAAGTTTACGTTTACGATCACGGGCAAGGTTTTGATTGTCTTGTGAACCAGTATTCCATAGTTCAGTATTAGACTCACAAACAGGACACTGTTTGTTGATTGTAGTAAGACAGTTATCAATCAACCAACCGCCTGGGCCTTTAAAACCATGATTAAATACACGAACCCAAGGAATATCTTCACCATCTACAGGGGGAAGGAAACGAATTACAGCATAACTGTTACCATCCTTACCAATAGTTGGTTTCCAAAATCGATCATCGATATTTGATGTGGTTTGTTGTGGGGATTGGGTTTTTTCCAACTCTTCCGCAAGGCGAGTAAAGTTAGAGCGACCTTTTTTAAGGTTTGCAAAAGACATAATTTTTCTCCTTTATACGTTATATGCGTTTTGTATTTTTACTAATATACTATATTATCCAAAGGTTGTCAACTAGTTTTTTTAATTAATTGACCATAATCTTCATAATAATCATCAATCAATATGTCCCTAAGAACATTAACATAATAATTAACATCTATGTCTAAGAAAGACATATAGTCTTTTACTTTCTTAGTGTATATAGGCCAATAAGTTGTATCGTTTATTTTGACCTTATCTATGAAAGCAAAAATCTTTTCAAAGATAATTAACGTTTCTAATGAAAGTTCTCCACGTTTTTCTAAGAATACAATAAATGGGTAGTCATTGTCAATAGATTTAAATATGGAATTAAACTCTATATTTTCCTCAGACGCCCTTGTAAACAATACATGACAATCATTAGTAAAAGTATACTTTATACTTTGAATTCTTTTCTTCCAATTTTTATATGTATCGTAAGATTCTTTATCTAAAAGATTTCCTGTCCACATAAACTCATTACGAGAAATTGCAAGATTACCATTTTCTGTCACATTCAAGAATAATGCGAGCAAAAACTCTTCTAAACTTTTTTTATCAAACCTTCTTGAAAGTTCTTCAAAAGTTCTTCTATCTCTCCTACCATAATATGTCTCTTTCTTCGGAGAAACTTTTCCTTTATACTTTATAAAATCATACTCACTATTAAAATGACTTTTCATTGCAAGGTAAATTTTAAACGCCTCAAAGTCATCTATCTTCTTACCAGACATAGTAATCATAGAGGCAATTTTTCCGTAGACTTCTGAACCATGTTCAGTCCTTCAGCCTCGTACTTGATTTTTTCTTTTATGAAAGGACTCAAAAGAGAAACTACATTTTCTATTTCTAAATTATTCTTCTCGCAATAGTATGTGATTGTATCAATATATGAACTGTTTAATTTAGAAACTTGTTTTTCTATCTCATCACTAAATTCTTTTGAACTCTTAAGTTTCAACATTATAATAAATTCTCCTTAGATATGTGTTACAGCGTGTATAATACACTATAACACACGTTTTGTCAATAGTTTATTCTGATTTCCAGATAGTCCAAAGACCATAAACAATCGCCGCATATGCAGCCCATGTAATTAAACCATCAAAGAGTAGTGCAACAACACCCATCGCAATAAGTGCGCCACCATCCCATGATGTTCTTTCTGTTAATCTATCTTTGATCCAATTTACCATATTACATTCTCCCTATAATACTTGTGATTTCAACTTGTGCCACTGGGTCTAAATTCATAGCACTTACATCTTCCGTTTCGAAAGTAATATCCGCCCTGCAGTCTACC